ACATTAAGTACTTGATAATCTGCTTCAGCGTTGTTTAAATTTGGAAAAAGCCTTGCATCAGCTCCCCCTACAGGCATTCCGCGCATAGAATCAAACAATGTCCAATTAGTTCCAGTGTCTACATCTTTAATTAATATCCATTGAGGTTCGTATCCCAGATTAATTATTGGCCCAGTTGTGCTTCCGTTGCCTTCATAACTTCCACACGTAATAATATTCTCGTCGCCATCGTCACCAAAGCCTCCTGCGTCTGAGGCGAACAGGTAGGCAACGTAGGTAACACCGTTTGCGTTAATATCTGTGCTAATACTAAAGACTGAATCAGTTGGCGTAGTGTCATTCCATACATTATAAGTTGCTGCGGCAGCATTAGTTTGAAGTTGAACATATTTTGTTGCGCCTAATGATGCATGGTAAGTCCTCCATCCAGAAATATTGGAAGAACTTTTTACAGTCATAAATGCCGGAACAGACCCAAGACTATGGGCTATAGTCCTAGAACTTGTACCATCACCAGTATAAGTCACAACATCAAAGAACTTCTCAGCCTTGCGGAATGACCATGATGCCCAAGAAGTGCCTGTTCCGTTCAAAATTGCACCGGCAAGATTCCATCCCGCTGTTCCGGCTGACGGAAAAGAAAGATACGAAGAATAATTCGAACCTGCGTCAGTAGAGTTACTAGATAGTGATTTTTGTGACCCATTTACAGTATCAAAAAGAACATGACTATCTAATGCTCTATTTTTCAGCCAAACTAAACCACCCTCATCAGAGAGTGCAATGCCGTTAGCGATTGTTCTAGCCCCATTGCTGCCCTCATACAAAAAAGTCGAGAACACATCCTCAACGTAGAGCTGATCACCGCCTGCGCTTCCTGCTGCTGCTGTTAGTAATTTTTGTGTTGTAGGCATTTTTAATCCTCTACGCTAACGCAAGTCCAGCAACAAATCCGTACCAAGTATTACCACCGTCACAGGTGATAAATACCAATACGTCTGTTCCGCTTGTTGTTAGTGTAGGTGCAGTCGCAGCAGGCCAGTCAACTGTAGTGGGCCAAGTTTGAGTTGCAGAACCGCCGTTTATTAACTTCAAGCTAAACCCACAAAGCTCATCACTAGCAGTTGGATTAGAGAACGTCCAAGTAGTCGCGCCTGTAGTTGTGGCTGTTACTGAGTTACCTGCTGTCAGGTCAATTGTCTTAGCGCCTGTGGCGCTACCAATGGGATTAGTAATCTCGCCGTAGTCTTTTAAGTTAATTGCTGAAACTGTTTGATTAGCGCCAGTTATTTCACCTGCGAGAGTCATGCCTGTAATTGTTGGAGCAGTTCCTAAAACAACCGCGCCCGTTCCAGTTTTAGTTGTGACACCTGTGCCGCCATTAGCAACAGGAAGTGTTCCTGTGACCTGAGAGGCAAGGTTTATAGAAGTAGCTGTAGGAGCTACTGCCGCCCATGCAGAACCTGAATAAACCTTTATTGCGTCAGACGTAGTATTGAAGTACAAAGCTCCTGTTAATAGAGCATTGCCATCATTATCTACAGTAGGGTCAGATGATTTATCACCTAAGTAGCGGTCATCAAAGTTATCGTAAGTTGTGGCCGCAGCCGAGGCTGAACCGGCTGCGGCGGTTGCACTAGTAGCAGCTTCGCCAGCTTTAGTCGTTGAAATACCAGCCTGAGTAGTTGCTGTAGAAGCAGAAGTAGCTGCTGCTGATGCAGAGGTAGCCGCTGAAGTAGCACTACCTAAAATAGAATCTGTGTAGGCTTTAGTAGATGCATCTTGCGCTGCTGTAGGATCACCCATTCCAGTGATCTTGTTAGTACCCATTGCAATAGCACCAGACATTGTGCCGCCAGCTAGAGGTAGTCCACTAGCTCCTGAAGCGTCAACGTAGGCTTTGGTGGCTGCATCTTGCGCTAGTGTAGGGTTAGCAACACTAACAATCTTATTTGCACCTAGTGATAATTGTCCTGACATCGTACCGCCAGCTAAAGGTAGCTTGGCAGCAATGCTGTTAGTAACTGTTGTGTGAAACGCTGCGTCATCGTCTAGTGCGGCAGCTAACTCGTTGAGAGTGTCCAGGGCCGCAGGTGCGCCATCAATTAAATTTGTAATTAAACCGTCTGCATAGGCTTTAGTTACAGCGTCTGTAGCGGCTGTAGGTGTACCTATGTCAGTAAGACGAGCTGCATTAAAGTCTACAGTGCCTGTAAGGGCTAGGTTGTTTAGTGTGGTTGTGCCAGAAGTTGCAGTTACATTACCTGCTAAGTTTCCTGTTACATTGCCTGTTACGTTACCTGTTACATTACCTGTGACATTACCAGTTACGGCTCCTGTCAAACTACCCGCAAAGCCAGTGTTGGCCGTAATCAGTGAACCTGTAATCGCAAGAGGGCTAGACGCTCCAATAACAACACCATTGACTGAGCCGCCTGTTATAACAGCGTTGCTTGAAGCAAACGTGCCATTAGCGGTAAGAGTGCCTGTTACTGTAGCAGTGGCTGTTGTGATAGAAGACGGATTAGTGCCTAGTTCAACAATGGCAGCAGATGCATTCTCTGTGTAGATACGTTTGTCTGTGACGTTAACCGCAAGTTCGCCCTGAACTAAGTCACTCGTAGCTGGAACCGCACCTGTAGTGGAACTGTTTTTGGTCTTGATGATAGTCATTGCTAAATCCTCAGTAAAAAAAAGATAGCCCCCCGAAGAGGGCTACCCACGCCTAGGGGAGTTAAGCGTTGACCATCAAATTGAAAGCAGCATCAGGTCGGTAAGTCTTAACACCGAATATATTATCCGCTGTAAACAACGTACCTAACCATTCTTGCTTGTACTGAGTTTGCGAACGAATGTTTTGCTGTTCAGCGAGAATAAAAGCTTCTCTATGGAATAGAGTTGCAGCTTTAATTTCACCGCCAGCAGTATTTTCTGTCGCAGTTTCAGTCGTATGGCAGTGAGTAGAAACATAAATGTCAATTCCATAAATGCTTCCAATCTTACCGTTTTGTACACCTCTTCCATCAACAAAGTCAGAAGACATATAACGGTCTATACCCATCATAGTTGAACGCAGAGAAGGAGGAACAACAAAGTATCTTTCATCGAAAGGCACGTCTGCGTCATCCATTTTCTGAATTAATCCGCGAAAAGATGCGTCAGTGGTAAGGTCTGTAACAGTGACGGTATCTGTTGCGTAAGCAGTTAAACCACTAGTTGCGTCAGTGTAATAAGAACCAGTGCCAACCCAGTTATTAGTTTGGTCGCCAATAGATTTACCAAGCGCATGAAGCTCAAAATCAACCTTACGCGCCAGAGCATAACCAGCATCTTCTGTGTAGAAACCGCGCATAGAAGTAAGTGCTTGAGTGTCTGTTATATCTTCAATCAACTTTGAATACTCAAAATGCTTGTCTACTAAGACCTGCACTTCGCTTTCAGTGTTTGCTTGAATTGTAACAGCCGTTTTTGCAGCCTTGGCGTGAGCTTCTCCGCGTGTTGGAGCAGGAATGTGAATGGTGTCACCTTTCTTGCCTACCATGCCTAGCTTTTTAACAAGGCCAGCCATAACGAGTTTTTTCTCGTAGGCTGCGCGGATTTCGTCACTCCATAGTTCAGGAATGAATACTGCTTGAGTTGTGTTATCTGTAAAACCGCCTGTGGCGGGATAAGTTGAGTCGGTCATGTCGTTTATCTCCGAAATTAATTACGAACAATGCGACCCTCCCGATATGCAGCTAAAATTTCTTTCTCTCTATCAGCATACGCTTGAGGGTCTTCCTTTTTGAGTTTTCGTATATCGGATGCCCTGTATCGCTTTTTGCTGATAGGCTCTGAACTACCTGTTGCAGCACCACTAGATGCCGCTCTAACAGATTCAGCCAGTTTAGGTTTTGATTGTGTCTGCGAAGCAGCAACTTGGTTTTCGCGCTTATATTCATTAAAAATGTAATTGGCGCTGTCAACATTCAGGTCGTGATTTGCTTCGTTAAACAATCTCATTCTAATTGCGTCTGATGAAACCCAATCAACGAACTTTTGATCCTGAACAATTTGAACCATGTCAGGATGCTTCGCCATAATTTGTTGAGCCGCTTGTTGCTGTTTCAGCTCTTTCAAAGTATCGCGTGTTTCCGCTAATACTGGATTACTCTCAATCGACTTCTGGATAGCTTTTTCTGGGTCGCCGAAATAATCTAACTCTTCCTTTGGCTCGTCTTGCTTGTTTTCAGAGAATTGCCCTTGAATAAAACTGTCTGCTTTCTTGTACGCTTCAATTTGAATTCTTGCATCGCCAATTTCTTGGCCCTGCTTTCCGATCATTTGTTGTGCATCGGATAACATACGCTCGACTTCATCGCGTGACTTTCCTGCAAACCTGGATTCTTCGACCTTATCAGCTTGAGGCGCTTGTTCCGGTATCGCTAATTCCTCAAATGGGGTCAAACCTTCCTGCTTTATCTCAGATTCTTCGTTTACTAGCTTCGCTGCCATAATTAACTCCGCGTTAAATCAAGACCAATTGGCTACCTTGTGTACGAAAGACTTACGCGTTAGCTACCTTTCGCTCTGCTTTTATTTTCTCTTCACGCATTTTTGCCCATTTTGTCGTAGCAGTGGGGTAATCCCCGCTGACATGATCAAGAACAAAAGTTGCGCAAGAGACTAAACGGGTTGATTCTTGCTTGCAGATATCACAAGAGACTTTTCTAACCTCAGAATCTATAAACTTCTCAAATCTGTGTCCTTTAGGACACTCAAAGTCATAGATTCTCTTCATTAGCTAAGTTATCAACCTGAGTTTCTAGTAAGTCTATAAAGCGAAGGATGTCTAGCTGCCCCTTTCGGAACGACAAATCTTCGTTATCCTTTACATACTCAACCGAATTTATGTTTTTTGCGTTTTTAGATAAGTCTTCTAATAAAATTTTCCAGCCATTAGTGCGGAACATTTCGCGCATGGCGTAGATATATTTTTCGTTATTCTCCAACACAAAAATCCTTTATATAAATTAACATAAATTAAATTTAATACCAAATTTAATATAATATAAGTACTGATGGTATTTTAGCTAGGCAAAACAGTTTTCCTTTCTTCTAGACCTAGCTTTTTCTCATCAATCAAAGTTCTGGCTATTTTATTCCTCTTTTCAAACTCATCCTTCTCCAAGCTGCCTTCAGCCCTCATAGTCGTGGCAATAGTCTTATAAGTCTCATTTTCCAGATCAATAGGAATTGCCGCAGTCTCCATCGCAAGTTTCTTAGCTCTTTCTTGAGACTCCGCTGCCTGCCCATTAAGAGCATTAGTCTGAGATTGTTGAAAAGCCAACTGCACTTGTTGCGCCATCTGTGAGGCTTCTTGCGCCGCAGGATCAGGCTGCATGGATTGCTGGATGGTTGATATAAGCTCTTCTCTGTTTTGTAATTGCATATTATCGACAATTGACTGAACAAGAATTGGATATATAGGGGAGTCTTGGGACATCGTTTGAAGTAACTGAACTAGCTGCGTTACTTCGTATTCTCTAGCAATAATGCCAAGTGTTGATGTCACCTCAAAGGTGTAATCATTAACAGGATAATTCTCTGCGTCATATTGCATATACCTGCAAGCAGCGCCTTTAACAAAAGGAATTAAGAAGCTGTCCTGGAAATTAACAAGCGTTCTTTTGTGACGCTTAATAATTGCGCCAAGTGACATGGAAATGCCAGCAGCAGTAGCTTCGCCGTTTATTGCTCCGCTCACACCGCCGGAATCAACAGCTCCAGTAGAAGTTTGCACCATTCTCTGCAATTGCTCGGCTTGAGCAAAAGTAATCTGCGAAACTTGACCAAAATTGAACGGATGCAAGACTTCTCGCGGATCGCCGTTAGTTAGAAGTATTTTTCCTGGTCTAACCTCTGGCTTTGCCCCTCTGGGCATACGAGAAGCATCCATAGCCATCATGGGGGAGTTAGTCAACGCAAGGGCATCAATCCTAGCTCTAAGCTCGGCATCTAAAGCCTTTTGACTCATGTAGCCTTTTTCACAAACACCCCTGCCCCAGAATCTTCCAGGAACAATATCCCAAGGGAAAGCCACAACAGGTCTATCGCCCATCATGTAAGGGTTTGTTTGCGCTTTTAAGATTGTTTCTCTGTTGGCTATAACAACGCAGGCTTCTACATAAAATTCTTTTTTAACAATAGCCTCAACATCCATATCTAGCTCATCTTCAACCAAAGCCTCGATTTCGCCTTCAAGCTCTTCGGTAAAATCCTCTACGCCCTCCTCCTTGTCTAGCAATTCTCTAGGAACTAAGCCGTAATATTTGGTAAGCCTCACTTTTCCTTCAGGCTCTTGAACTAAATTTGGGTCTTTGTCTAACGCAGAGTCTCCGTAAGTGGCTGTCCCTACATCTACATCCCTATAAACGCCCTGCTCTTGCAGCAATTTGATGGTGTGAGGCGATACATACTCATCAATTGCCACGCCAATAGAGTCTTCAATGCTGGTTGCTATCGGGTCGATTAAGAAGTTCTGCGGAAGAACGGGCTTTAACTTAACAACCATTCTTTCTGTTTCGTTTACCCCCACAGACTGCATATTTCCTCCAGGCATAGGCTGCGTGGCAGGAGTTAACTCCATTTCAACATCCATAACGACTTCAGCAATGCCCGTACCAAATACCGCAGCGTTTATAAGGCACTCACCTACTTGCTGGCGAATCTTATGCTTTCGGAAGTCTTCGTTAAGCTTTTGACGCAGATAAGCCACATCACGATTTTCAGGGTCGCGCATATCATCGCGTATAGTAAAGAAAGCCCCTCTTCCAAAAGTTGCCTCTTCAATCTCTGCAACGCTTGATTCTACGGCTTGTTGAAGCGCAGGGCTTATAATCTCGCTACGCTCACTAGCTCTAGTCTTATCTTCAGGATTAAACTGTCCACGCCAAAGCCTGTAATATTCTTCAAATCTTGTTTCATAATTTGAGTTGTAATGCTCACGCCACTTATCGCATTTTTCAATAACCCAACTTTCAAGCGTATCGCTTGTATAACTTGCGCCATCCACTAAATTATCCATGTCAGTATCCCGCTACAGAATCTAAGAGTTTATGATTGTCAATTTCAAAGTCGTAATGGTACGAAACTGTTTGAAGTTGATCTATATAGGCCAAGGCATCGACCAAATCATCATGTGTGAGTGCGTCTGGAAACTGAAACAGCTCATCCATAAAGGTTTCGTTCCAATCGCCTTTATTTAACTTAATAGCGCCGTTTTCAAATCTTCCTTGCAACGCCCACATCACGCGATCTGTCTTGCTTTTGTTGCCATGCGTTAATTCTTCAACGCGAAAATATCTGTTGTGCTGCCTCATCAAATCAGTCAATGGGCTAATAACAGCTTGCTTTGCAATTCCCTTTTCTATTCCAAACGAAACAGGCTGATACTCACGAACCGCATTAAATATCTTTAAGGCCGTTTCGTTTAAATCCCAACGACCGTGTATGATGTCTTTAATCCACCAACCATACTCCCCAACTTTTACTATTGCCATAGCGGTATTATCTAGCCGACTTGTCTTTGCTTTCGATTTACCCACTTCGCTAAAGCCAGCCAAATCCACCGCAATATAGTAATCGCCCGTCTTTGGCTCTTCTTCGTCAATCTTAACCCAATCCTCCTTAAACATTTCTGAGCCTCTAGCTTCAAACGAAGCCATAAACTCTTGCCTGAAAGCATAGGAAGACATTGATTTTTTCGCAGCATCAATCTCATCTTTTTCAATTAGCTGATTGTCGTAACTTGTAAAGTGCCAAGACTTCCAATCAGGGTCTTCACCTTGCGCATAAACGTACATATCATAAAAATGGTTACGACCTGTCGGCGTACCAATAAACAACGCAGAGCCACGCAGGTCAGCTAGTGCAGGGCGTAATATCAATTCCCACACTTCGGGCTTCATCTCACTTAGCTCATCCAGGCATACCCAGTAAAGGCTTACACCGCGCATGGTATCGAAGCGGTCTGCCCCCTTCAGCGAGATGACTGACCCATTTATGAGAGTTATTTGTTGGTTATTAATATGACTGGACTTAATTACTTCTTGCCCTACTTCAAGCAGCAAATTCCACATAATGTCACGCGCTTGTCCCTGTGTGGGCGCGACATAAAACACATTGCCTTTAGCAGTCTTTAGCGCATTGACTATAAGAAGATAAGCCGCAAGGCGAGACTTGCCTGTACGGCGACCAGCAGCAACCACTTTAAATCTTGCTGAGTCATTCCATACTTCTTTCTGCCAATCCAATAAAGAAATCTTTAGATCGGTCATTAATACGGTCTAGGCTTGCCTTTTTTCTTCGGCATTATAATCTCCTCTTATTTATTCCATTGTGTTCGTGCTTTTACTTGTGATTTCTTACTCAAATCTCCGTAATGCAGCAATGCTTTTGCAGAACCGCTCATTTTTGCACCCGTCATTACTGTTCCATCAGCGTGTTTGTGCATACCGCCCTTATGTAACGTGCCATCACGCAGATAATGATTAACTTTAGAAGCCATCGGGGTATTCTCCTGTCTCAATCATGGCTGATAACACCACAGCCCGTTTACCTACCTGTGACGACCACAAGCTATCCAGGAATTCTATCTTTGCGGTACGGTAATCACCGCCTTCTAACGCAGCAATAGCCTTTTTAAACTTCCGCAAACGAGTAAGACCCAAATTAAACGCAATCATAACCAAAGCTTCCTGCCTTACTTCGTCTAAGCTGGAATACCAAGAAAAAGAACCAGCAAGCTCACGCATAGTTCTTACAATGTCATTATCCAGGAGCATAGAGATTTCTTCTTCAGATAATCCCAAGCCACCATCAACGTCAATATTTCGGCCTATACCAATATGAAGCTTTCCATCAATGATATAACCAAAGTCTTTCTTCCCTTCATGGGCTTCAAGCATCTTCCTCAAATTGTCCACAATCAGAATCCTCTATAACCTCACCCTCAACTACGTTTGATTCATTAACAGAACCAACGCCAGTAATAGTGATGTTTACACTAGATCGACCCGCTAACTGGTCGCCTTCAAAATCCCGTATAGGGGCAAATCTATCAATTAACAATTTCCAGGCAACAGCTCTGTGAGGGTCTTCCTTATCCAAAGCAGCATCAAAAATACTGGTCAATACAGAATTAGCTTTTGGGGAACGCAATATCCTTTGCTTGAACTGCGACATCGCCTCTCTGTTACTGGCAACCTTGTCACTAGCAGCCTTACGCTTCGCCTTGGGCTTCTGTAAGCCCTTCTTAGGCCTGCCCCTCTTCCTAGTGGCAGTCGGTAAAGTCACTTCGCTAAGAGCGTCTGAGGGCATCGTAATGGCTTTTTTTTAATATTGGATTTTGTATTTTACTTTTTTTGTGTGCGCGTGGCTACTGTTCATGTGCAGCGTCCTGCGCCCCTCCCCCCGCCCCAGGATTTTCGCCCCCTTCGAGTAATTGATAACTGATTCTTATATCAGGCTAGATTTTAGGCAATATTTGAAGGGTTTCGAGCTAACTAGCAGGTCAACGCCACACAACTGTAATGATATCAATGGCTTAGTGTATGTTCCATGCACAACATCCACGATGGCTATTGTGCATCGCGGAATGAGCAGGCTTGCGACTGGGTTGCGGCTGGGTTGGGCTGGGTTTGGGAATCCCCCAGAACTAGAAATAAAAGTTTCTATAAAGGAGCCTCATCCCCTAAATAAAATGCATATATAAGTTGCACTAATTAAATACCATCAGTATTATTCGAGTCTCATCACACATATATAAGGAAGCGTTATGACATATTTTAGCTTGAAACTATGGGGAGAGAATCTCCGCGTTGAATGGAACGGGCAGGCTACGTTTAACATTCAGGACTTTATCGCCGGTAAATGGGTAGATGTTAATTGCTTCACGCAGTATGGAATTCGGTCAGAATTTGAAGCAAAGGAAGCAGCGACCGATTGGATATTAACCAACCTAATGGAGCTGCGCGCATGAATATCAAATATGCAAAGCTAGGCAGCAATAAAAACAATGGCCGCATTTGGTTAGAAGGCAACAATCTAACGGCTGCCGGATTTAGCGAAGGCACACCATATAGGCGCGTCGATAATGTGGAAGGTCGGCAGATAGCTCTATTCACTGAGCTGGCAACTGATACTGATAGAAAGGTCACAGCATCAAAGCGCAACGGGAAGAGCCGTCCAATCATCGATTTAAACGATTCCACTATTACAGAGATATTCGGCAATACACCTCGTGTTCGTGTTGAATTCTCACAGGGTCGAATCGTCATCACAGCCCATCACGAAGACGTTAAGAAGGAAGCGCGAGAGGCTGACTTCAAGCGCAACTATAAAGGCGGGATGCTTAGAGAGGCTTCTCTCTTTACAGGTGGCGCTGTATCTACTGAGGCAATACATCAAGCATTAGCCGAAGCCGACTTGGTAAAGGGCGGCTGTAAGTGGGTCTGTGAGATAGAGCAGAAATATATAGAAAGCGCACAAGATAACGCCTTTTGTGTGGACGATAACACCGCCGTAATCATTGGCAGTGTCGAAGAAGTCGAAGCGCAGTATTTTACAGGCGTTGATGTGCTTAGTTTCTCTATGCCATGCGCTGGATTCTCAAAGGCTGGCAAGGTTAAGCACAAGCAAACCAGCGAAGCACACAGCGGCACGACCTTATTTGGCACGATGACGGCAATCAAAGCCGCTAACCCAGCCATTTTAATATCTGAGAATGTAGCCGAGGCTCAAAACTCACCTATATATCAATTATTACGCGGCGAGTTAACTCGCATGGGTTATACCATATTTGAACAAATCTTAGACGGTACACACACTGGCAGCATTGAGCAACGAAAGCGGTATTGGATGGTCGCTATATCAAGCGGCATCGCACCGGAATCGTTCGAGCTTCCTACTGTCGCCTCTAACACAACGCCTATCAGCGCCATTATCGAAGCCGATGCGCAAGGCTGGTCTATGAACGAAGGTCTGAAGGCTAAAGCTGTGAGAGACGCGGCAGCGGGTAAAGGCTTTGCAAAGCGTCAACTACTAACAGGCGATGAAACGACCTGCGGCACGATTGGCCGCTTCTATGCCAAGAATCGAAGCACTGAGCCGCACATAGTCAGACCAGACGGCATGGAACGACTCTTCACACCTACTGAACACGCGAAGGTCAAAAGCGCACCCCCACATCTGATAGCTAATCAGGTCAAAACGACAGCTCACGAAATACTCGGCCAAGCTGTTGATTACTTACAACCGTACAACCTAACCCGCGCCTTAATCGGCGCAATCAACTGAAAGGAAAAGTTATGAAAACTTATAAGATTACAAGCGCCGATATACAGGCTCACATAGATTTGGAAAATAGTTATTTAGCAATAGCGCCCTCCGCTATCTCACAAGAACGGTATGAAGAAATGCTTGAATGCCTGCCCCCGAATCATCATACAAATGGAAGTTTTACTATGTCAGAAATGACGCTCGGCGAAGACGGTAACGGAATAACTGTCATGTGCGCCCGTAGAACTGTTTTTCAATATCCTCACAGTCGATTGCCAGAAACTCATCACATCATTAAAAATGTAAGGATTGAAGGTGGCAACATTACAGATGATACACGTATCAATTTGGATGATTTTGAAGATTTGGAAGCCGAATGCGAAGAAATTGCGGAGATAGAGGCAAACATATACGGCGAATATAATAGCGACACTTATGCGGCCTGCAAGCATTGCTTGGACTATGTACGCGGTGATGAAATGAACTTGATAGGTGCGTACAACTTCATCCAAGAGACTGGGTGCATAAACTACGGCTCCGCGCAGGATGTAGCTTATGACTATTTGGAAAACACTAGCAGTGATTTTGAAGCTATTAAGCCGCTCATTTCTTACATGGATCATAAGCATTTTCTCACAGATAGCGATTTCAGCAATATCGCATATAACGTGTGGATTAATGAAGCAATGGCAAGCAACCATTAAGGGGCAATTATGAATAACCAAGCATGGTATTTGCGACAAATGCCCTACTCTGAAAACTACGAATCTATGAATAAGCGGATCGACGAATCAAAAAGCAT